TTAAATTTGAGTAGGTTCCAAGACCTATTTCAAAGTCTGTTCCATCTGAGCAAGCATAATACGTTGTATTACCATTCCCAACGCCTGCAAAGCTGACAAAGCCATCTTTTGCTCCTGCTAAAGCGTAATCACCTGTGCCTGTGGTTGTGGTTGTTTCTTGTATCCTATCAGCAATAACAAGAGCCATGTTAGTCTCCTATTATGAAGGGTCTGGTATTCCTATATCTAATGCCGCAACCGCGAAGGTATTTCCGCTTACAACTGATTGTGTCGAAGCTAAAGCACCAGTTACTAACAGCCTACTATTGCTTACATCTGAAATCGCGAAATGAGTTGCGCTTCCATTTGCTGTTACGTTTGCGCCTGAGATAGCGGCTAAAGTTACCTTGCGTCCGCCACCAGTTCGGTCGGCAGGCGCGCTGATACTTACACTTGTTGTATTGCCAAGCGTATAAGTGCTTGTTGCTTCTGCGTAAGAGGTCGCCTCTTGTGAGGTAATATCGACCCTTGTCGCCTCGGTATCGAGCACTGTTAGGCCGTTGTCCAGTACCCTATCTGCTATGGTTGCCATCTAATAACTCCTAATTTTAATTTTTCGCCCTGCCGCCGCTGTTTTTGAGTTTACCGCCTCTTTGTTTATATCGTCAATTGCCTTTTGATAGAATTGCGCCCAAGTATTTATCCTTTGGTCTTCCATTAAATAAGGCGCTGAATGAAGCAGCGACCCATAAAGATAAGCATTTGGATAAGTGTCTAAAACCCAATTTGTAGTAGTTACATCATTTAATGGGTCAAGCTTTTTGAAATACAACAATTCTAAAGTATAAGCTGTATCCGGACGTGGATAGGCTTCTATCGCTCCATCCATTATTGAATATTCCGTTGGTCTGCCGCTTGGATTATTATTAGCAGCCCTCAAATCGGCTATAGTTTTACTGTCTGTTTGTGATAAACTGCTTACCTGGGAGCCGGTAATAATAAACCGAACTGGTTGTAAAAAATCCTGAGGCAAAGCGGTATATTGCGTATCCATTTCAGCATTTGCACGTTTTTCCATACGCCAGTGCCGTAATTCAGCATTCATTTGCGCCTCTGCTAGCACAATAAAATCAGGAATTTTTGCAGTGAGGTCATCACGATTTAAAAATTCTGCTATTGAAGTTTTTAACTCTGTATAATTTGTAAAAGCCATTTTAGCTCACCACTAATAACTGCCAAAGTGTTTAAATTGCAACAATGGGGCCAATCCAGTTTCCCCGCTAGTAAATGGGTTAGGTCCCCCTTTCATTTTGTCATGGTTCATCAAAAGCCATAATGCCAAGGCTTTATCATCGTCAGTCATATCCGGCGGCCATCCCAAATCTGCCGCTGTTGGCTTGATGCCGCCACTCATTGCCATTTGCATTTCTGGGTTGCTTTTGGGCATTGAAGCACCGTTCATTAGAATATCGAATAAAGCCATTTAGCAATTCCACGCTTTTCTTGACCAGTAATTAGCAGATAACTTGCTATTTTTACCTTTAATACCGCCACTCCTAGCACAATATGACTTTTTATTACTAGGCTGATCTTTCTTAATTGACATATTAGGGTCACCAAAAGCAATATATTTGACTTGGTTTCCCTCGACAGCCAGGACTTCAAATTTCTTTCTACCGCCACGCCTCGGCTTGTTCACGGCTTTGAAATTATGCCGACCCTTTGCCCTTTTAATTTTTTCGGCTTTAGTTAAGGCCATTTGTTATTTTTTGCCGCCTTTTTTCTTTGGCGGTCTTCCTCTTTTTGATCCGTAAGTTCCTTTTCCTGATGGCATATTTATCTCCCATGCTCTGCTAATAAATCTAAAACTTTAGTTGGGTCGAAGTAAGGATTTTCGTATTTATATTCGTTTCTTGCTTTAGCATAATTTAAACCTTCTTTCAGCAAAAATATTTTATCCTCGTCTGACATATCCGGAAAGGCCATGCTTTGACCGTAAGCGAAAAGCTTGTCCATATACTCCATATCGTCAGGAAAACCATTTTCCGGAGTTATACTATCCAGAGTAACTACCATTAGGCTCGTCTTGTTTTTCGTCTAGGTTTTGCGGTTTTGGCGGCAGCTTTAAAAGCGGATGCGGTCGGTGCGCCTTTTGATCCTACTGCCCGCATCCGCTCTGGTTTCTTGCCCGCAGCCTTTTGGCGTTTAATTCTATTTTGTTTTGCGTGGATATTTGCGTATAAACCTTGTTTAGCCATCGGCGCGCCTCCTACCTCAAGGTTACCTTAGCATATTAGGCTATGCCCTGCAAATTTCTTTTTATAGGTGCGCCCCACCCAACAACTTCAGGTTTCCCAGTAGCTAAATATCTGAACGCATCAGCACCGTGAGAAGTCCAGTCATGGAGCGGTTTAGCTTTCCAAGCCTTAAGTTTTTCATCGAACTGTCTGCGATACTGAAGCAAAGCCTCAACGCCTCTTGCACAATTATCTTTGTCAAACCAGCATTTGCCAATCATAGAACGAGCCTGTTGTATTCCATCCTCTAGCCCTAATCGTGGCGCAATTTCAATATTTCTTATTCCTAAAGTTTCAAGAACTTCTAGCCTGGACTTTCCGGTGCCAAGCTCTCTTACCGCTACATCGTGGGGCAAAATATGACCCTCGTAGAAATAATCTAGTTCACTTAGCACTTTAGCATAATGATCTAATCCAACCCCTGAATTTTCGTAATAGTTAATTATATGAATTTCTTTCCCGACATACTGGGCAAAAAATATTGCCGTTGAGTCACCAACCCCTAAATCCCACGCTGTCCAGACCCCAATATTCGTATCATATGGAACATTAGTAACTCGTCCTTTTTCTTGGGCATCCTTCATTTCTTTGGCGTAATATGCGCCCTGGATAGCCGCCTCAAAGCTGCATAAATATTCTTGTGAATATCTTTCCTCGCCCATGGTTTCCAAGGCATCAGAAAGTTCTTCGTCATCCAGGATGCCAGTTTCGTCAGCTTTAAACATACAGTTAAACCAATCCGGATTATCTTGGGCATTATTGTATATATCCCAAAAATCATTCTTGCCTTTTGGCGTCCCGATAAAGGTTGCCCGCCCTTTTCTATCACTTAAACAAGGTCGTATTACTGTCGGCCACGCATTGGCAGGGAAGTCGGCAGGCTCGTCCAACACTACTGAGTCGAAGTAGAGGCCACGCATTGCATCGTAGTTATCACCACCAAATAGCCTTATTCTAGCACCGTTAGGAAAATCAACTCTTAACTCGCTAGCATTAGCCTCTGCTCCCTCAATATCTCTGGTATATTCCAATAGATAATCCCACGCGATAGCTTTAGCTTGACGATAGTATGGAGCTATATATGCCACCCTGACATTTTTTCGCGGGATTGTAAGAGCATCTTTTATTAAATCATTTATTGCCGCAACAGTTTTTCCAAATCTCCGGTGAGCCACAATAACAGCATATCGCTCAGTCCTCTTATGGAAGTCTTTAACTAACCTACGGGGTCTATACTGAATTGTCTTCGTGATCATCGTCCAACCATTTATAAGCTATGATATGCTCGCCATCCTCGCCCACGCCCTCAATACGCTGAGTTTCTTTCCATCCGGCTTGAGTCTTTAAAGCGAAAATAGTTGCCGCTGCATTCCCCATATCTGACTGCTTGGAAAGATTGCTTGCAAACTTTAAAATTTGATTTGCTCTGCCCTTTTTATAGAGTCCATCTATTGTTGAGTCTCGCTTAATCATTTCGTAGAAAGTCGACCTAGCTATGCCTAGCACATCAGCTATTTGTTCCACCGTAAGAAAGCGGCTCATTACCTCTAGTTGCGCCCGCTGTTCTTCGTTTAACTCTTTGTTTTTCCTACCCATTTTTTTTGTCCTTTTATACGCCACCAATAGGTACTTTTATAATCGGGTTAATATCGTATCCTTTACTACTGAAATCTTGTTTTACTATTTTTGAGCCCCATTTCCGGACAAGCGCCGCCATTTGGTCTTTCTCATATTGTATCGTTCTATAATCAGCACAACCGCCAGTATTAGTATGCTGTTTAACTATATAGTGGTATGCATTAAATCGGAGGGTTTTTCTATATTTATTCAAGACTTGCAACGAAAGGTCGTAATCCTCTTTAAGAGGCAATTTTTCATCATAACGCAAATCCAAGTTGTTAAAAGCCTGGAATGGTCCGAGTATGCAACTTTTAAAAGCAAATGGAGTATATTCACGATACGCCCCTTTGTCGCTAAGCATATTCATCCCCCAATATTTAATATTTAAATCCTGAGCCATTTGAAAACCCATTTCGCAAAATTCTTTCATTGCACCTGGATCAAGTCGATTAGCCTTTTGTTTTTCCCACCGAGCAACGCCTGTCATATCATCGTCAAGCATTACAATTTTATCGGTATCCGCATTGTCTAATATATAGTTTCGTATCCTTGCAACGCTGCCTTGGGCTGCGTCAGGTACTATCCAACAATCTAAACCTTGTTTCAAATATTCTTCAGCTTCAAATTCAGCGACGCAATATTTCACAAAAGGGTAATTTTCTTGCGTGGTTACCCCTTTTGCTCTTTTATAAGACGGTGCGTAATATCCTATCATGTTTTTAATTTCTTTAAATACTCTGCCCCATTTATAACACGTCCTATGCCTTTAGACCATGGCTTGCCGTTTTGTCTCTTGCTGTGAACGCTTTCCAAGTTAAAGTGAGTTTGCGCGGAAAGCCAATCTAAGTCGTTGTCAAAGTACAAAACTACAAAGTTGTGAGCCTCTCCAACTTCCTCGCTAAATTTAATTGTCCCATCGGTTTCAGCATCTAAATTACCTAGTATTTTATCCAATTCCGATTGCTCAAACCCTGTTAATTTTAAATCATATTCTTGTTGCTCAAGGTCTAGAAGCTCTTTCATTAGTGCTTTTTCATTCCAACCCGCATCCAAAGCCAACCGATTGTCAGCAATAACATAAGCTTTTTTTTGTTTTTCCGATAAATGCGATGCCTGGATAGTAGGAATTTCTTTTAATTCTAATTGTTTTGCCGCCATAACTCGGCCATGCCCTGCTATGATACCCTGCTTTTTGTCAATTATAACCGGATTTAAAAAGCCAAATTCTTTAATGCTGTCGGCAATTTTGTTTACCTGGTGCGCGCTATGGGTTCTGCTATTTTGCGCATACGGCACCAAATCCTCGGTTTTTTTCATTTCATAATTTAGCTTTTTCAATTTCATTCTTTCTAATTTGCATTCGTTTTAAGGTAGATGAAAAATCATGCCTTCGTTTATTGTAGATAATTTCCGTTCCATTTTTTTTGTTTATATCTTTTCCAGTGAAGGGCTTTCCGTAATATTCCTCGCCAATGATCCGTACATCAAAGTGTTTTAGATTGAATATATTGCAAAGGTCAGCTTCCGTTTCGTAAGGTATAATTTCTTTAACCCATCTAACTGCTTGTAATTGAATAAATCTTTCTACTACGGTTTGTATTGGCTTTTGTTTTTTTTTGTTTTCTTTGCTTGGGTCGATATGGAGCGCACAAACTAAGTAATCGCAATAAAGTCTTGCTTCAGTCAGCATAGAAATATGACCCGCGTGAAGCACATCAAAAGCCGAAGCCGTTATTCCTACTTGAAAATCAGAAAGGGATTTCGTCGTCAAAATCTTGCGCTCCCTGTTCTATTTCCTCGTCAGTTATTTGATTTTCCACAGGCGGTGGCGGTGTGCTGTCTGCGGCTGTGCCTGGGGATTGAAAAACTATTTCATTTACCATCAATTCAAGTCTTCCTTTGTCCTCATAAGCTGACGCTTTAGGTCTTCCGCTTACCGTGACCGATCTGCCTTTTTGCATAAACTCCTCTAAGGTTTCGCCTCGTTTACCCCAAATAGCGCAACGCACCCAAGTAGCCGGACGCTTTTCACCGTTTTTGTCTTTTCCATTATCGACCGCCACGCTAAAACTAAGCACACTGTCGCCCGTCTGAGTTTTACGCAATTCACCGTTTGCGCCAAGCCTTCCGGCCGCTATCATCATCAACATTTTTTTTATCCTTTACTATTCTATCTAAGAAATCAAAATCTTTTAAAAATTTAACTACTCGTCTTGCATCCGTAGCACTGCAAATATTTTTGGCCTCGATGTCCTCAACACCGAAGCCCGCCTTCAATTCTTTTATAACTAATCTAACCTGTTTATCGCTTAGATAGTCACATTTTTTCTTTGTTCTTATAGCACTGCCCACAATACCATTTGCCTAGTTTATTTTTTTTTGGTTCAAAATTTTCTCCAAAAGAAGCTCCCCAAACATCGCCACAAACGTGACAAGGATGCCAAAAAATTTTGACATTTTGTCCTTTTAATTTTCTAAATCTTGGAGTTGTATCTGCCGTTGTTTTCAATTCGGAAAATCCTTTGGTCGGTATCCTTCTGAATAAGCAACGATCAACCGCATCATTCTGGGAGCGGGATTTCTTGCCGTTTTTTTATCCGGTGACATTTCGAGCCTTCGCACTGTTTGAGCATCGGTATCAATCAATGCCCCTAATTGCTTTTGCGTCAACCCAAGCTGTTTTCTAATGGATTTGATTTTTTCGTGACTTTTCATTTGCCTTCAATACTTGTCTAAGTTCGTACTTAAATTCTTCCAAAGCAACGAACGCTTCCATAGTTTCCAAATTATCTAAATGGTCGAGTCGACCAATAACGTATCTAATATCTACCCGATCATCCATAAAGTTTTTTCCTTGCCCAATAGACAAACTGTTGTAGATGCTCCCCTTCGGCAATCTGATTATCGCTTGCCGCTTGTTTGAGAGCAGAAGTAGGTTCTAAATCCTCAAAGGTATCCATATATTGAATAGCTTCATTTAGGGCTTGATCAAAACGCGAGGTATTAAACATTGACCATATCCACGCAACTAATAACGTAATCAACGCCTTTAGAAACACACGCAGAAAAATGCTCTCTATCTGAGGGAGTAACATTAATCATATTAGTAAAATCCCCTCTGTGACAGCTTGCGGTATCAACAATATATAAATGACCATCGCCGTGTAAAATCATTGATCTGCCATTTGAACCATCGGCTCGCATTACCATTAATTCGTTAAGTTCCATATGAGGGTTATTCATTTTCTAATCTCCTATTAGCGAAGCTCATTGCCTCTTAATATAAATATAGGGACGGTTGACCCTAAAAGCAAGCCCTCCGCCCCTATTTTTTTATCCCCAATCTTTAAAATCGCCCTGATCAATTCCCCAAGAATATCCGGCATAATATGCTGAAATTTGTTCTTCGGTCATTTGGTACTCTTGCACTTTTGGAGTATTTCCAGTTCCACCAATATAGTAATGAGGCTCTCTTGATCTGCGATAATAAGCATCGGCTGAGCCACGATCAAAAGCACCACCATGTCGGGCATCATATTCTGCGCCTTTCCAAACAGTAACATTTCCCATTTATTCAGCCTCCTTGATTAAATGATAATTTGCAAAATACGAGCCATCGTCATGAAATACTTTTTCGGTATTTATGATATGTCCGTCCTCACGCAGATTATAAATTCTAGCGGCAAGTCTAGAAATTTTATACATATGGAAAGCCTCAAAAGAGGTAAGTCCATTATATTTTCTTAAATGATTAAGAATTTTATTCTTTTGAGTAATTTTCATTTTTACTTGTCCTCTTTTTTAAAAAAACTCGATGCTCTAACATATGAGAGGCTGTTACAATTATAAACTTTATCTAAAACCTCTTCGGTAAATTTTTTCTGTTGCTCTTTTGGCAACCTGTTTCTCATTTTATATAATTGATCCTCAACTTGACCCATTAAAGTTTCTAATTTTTCTAAGCTTTCCATTTTTTTGTCCTTTGTTTTTACTTCTTATAATATATAAGTAGGGACAGCTGACCCTCTTTTCAAGTCTTTCCTTCCATAATTGTTAATAAATTTTTACTTTTATTTTTGTTTGCCTCAAAAACAGCGATAGCAAAACCTCGTGGCGTTGCGCTCCTAATATTTTTTGTTTTTTGAGTTTTACCGCCCAACTTCATTATTTGCTTGGAATATCCATTTCCATAATATGCCGAGCAATCTACTGGGTTTTGTTCCGGCATTTGAAAATCGTTACCTGTCCACAAACAGGTCTTTTTTCTATAAGCATCGTTTGCCGGAATATATTCTGGCCATTTCGGATGAT